CCTGTCTCAACGACAGCGAAGCCGGCATGCTGATGCTGTGGCAGCTCGCCATGCGCGAGCTCAAGGGTTGGGTTTGATGCTGCAAGAGGGCTCGCTGGTCTCCTGGGTGTGGTTCTCGCTGGCGTTGGTCTCGTTCGCCATCGAGGCAATCCGGCCGGGCCGCTTCGCACTGTGGCTCGGCTTCGCCGCGGTCATGGTCGGCGTCATTGCCTCGGTGGCGCGCTGGCCGTGGCCGGTGCAAGTGCTGGCGCTCGTAGTGTTGGCCGGACTTCTGGTACCGGCATGGCGGCGCTACGAGCGCAAAGCGTGAGCCCGAATACCCCCTGACCCATTTTTGCGAGATTGCCGGCACAGATGTCAGTTCACGAGGACATGGACGAATACGCGCGCTGGCAAGCGCGCTTCGCCGGCCCTGACTATACGTTCGGCAAGAAGCCTAATTATTTTCTTACATCGTGCCGGAAGCTGTTGCCGCCGCGCGGCCGGGCGCTCGCGGTCGCGGACGGCGAGGGCCGCAATGGCGTCTGGCTCGCCGAGGAGGGCCTCGATGTCGTCTCGCTGGATTTTTCATCGGCGGCACAGAACAAGGCGCGCGCGCTCGCGGCCGAGCGCGGCGTGAACGTCACCTTCGTTGAGGCCGAAGGACTCTTGCGTAGAAATCGCACAATTCGCGGCCATTTTCAAGGTCGATGGCACAGAAATGGCACAGATATCCGGTCATTTCACACCTCGGCCGCCAGCTGTTGGAAATCCGGCGAGTGCTTCGCGTAGACCTTTTGCAGGATCGCAGCACTCATGCCGAGGTGGCCCGCCGCTTCCCACACATTGATACCGGCCTGCATCAGCCACGTCGCTCGAGTATGGCGAAGGGTGTGCGGTGTAGCCTCGACGCCCGCCTCTTTGCAGACGCGATCCCACACCTTGCCAAACCTGACGATCCTTTTCCCTCCCCAGTGGATCACATACTTTCCGCGGCCGCCGTCCATTCGCTGCCACCGCCGAAGGAATCCCAGCGTGCGTTTGGCAAGCCGCACTGGTGGCGTCCTCTTTGTTCTACTCTCCGTCTCGCCGTAGCCTCGCCTGCGCATCACCCCCGCCGCAAAGTCAATTCGATCCCAAGTTAGCGATAGGATCGAGTCGCGTCGGCTTCCGGTGTGAAGGCCAAGCAAGATAAACCGCTTCAGGTGCTCGACATGCTTGGCCGCACGAAGGAGGCGCGCAGCCTCGGCCTTGGTGAGCCATTTCTCGCGCGGCTCCGACTTCGAGGGAAGTACGACTGCCGGCAGCGACGGCAGCGGGCCGTGCTCTTTGTGCCAATGGCGAATCGCAGCCCGTAGAATCTCTAGGCTACGCCTGGCCGATGACTGCGGCATGGTAGCCGCGTAGGCGCGACATGACTTAGCGGTAACGGCCGACAGGCGCTTGTCTCCCCACCACGACGACAGCACGCCAATCGTATAGGCCGCATCCTTCGTCCCCCTGGTGTGCGGCACATGTTCGGATGCGTAGGTCAAGAGAATGTCCGCTATCAATGGGTCTGGCCCGCGCTGCGGCGTGTGCTTTTGCCCAAGATACGTGGCAAGCCTGCTTTCAGCGCCGTGACGGTCTGCTTCAGCGCAGCCTGTGCGGATGAAGCTTGATCCGTCTCGGATGACCCATTGATTCCGCTTTGGGTCGCGGTAGAGACGCGGTGGCGAGCGTTTTCTCGGCATGTGCGCACCATCTCCCGCATTGATTTGCGGGTCGTATAGTCCCGCTTGCCCAAACGAAAAATGTCAAGATTGCCGCGATCGCGTTCGGCCCGAAGTGTGGATTTCGTCAGCCGGGCGCCCGGAAACAGCTTGATCGCGTCATCCAGAGTGATCGGATCTTCGTCGTCGGTCATTTCGTCCCTTGTTCAAATAGAGTCGCGTCGTCGCGCGCCGCGAAATGCGGCGTGCTTTGCTGCTGCACGATTTTGAAGACCCCCAACGGCGATTCCTATCTAACCGCGATTCGGAGGGCACGGAAGGTGCGGCCTACGCCGCGGCAATGAATGGACTGTACTTGTTCTGTTCTCAGTTCTCTGTCCGTCCCCAACGTTTATAAGCTGGCGTGCCAGTTCATCCGTGGTCACGCCAGCTCCCTGCCGTCAACGCGGGGACAAATGACAGCAGAAATGGTGCGAGAGGCCAAGTAGGGGGGCAAGGCCTCTCGCTATGCCGAAAGGAATGAGCAAACGTGGAGTACCTTCCGGCAATTGTAATCGGTGGGGCCGGAGCTGTGTCGCCGACCGAAGTCGCAGCCCAGCCCCGTTGCTTCGCCATTGCGACCGCATATCGCTCGCCGCAGGCGCCGTCTGAAGCGGAGTCGGAACCCGCCGCAAACTCAGGATTTCAGCCGTGCTCGCTGCGCCCTAAAGGCGTTGGCTAATTCCCAGCGCTCGATTTTGAACTTGGTCTGGTCAATTAGCTTTTTTAATTCCTCGTTGCGGTGCTGCACCCACGTCGAGTTTGAAAAATCAAGGTTGGAATTGTACTCGGCGGTGAACTCATCGAGCTCGATGCGCAATCGCTCTAACGGTGTGAGCGCGTTCCAGGCGTCAAGTCGCGCCTGCTTCTCCGCCTGGATTTCTTCGTATCGTCGCCTCGTTAGCGGTTGGACGAGCGGAGTGGCACTCGTCTGCGCGATAATGCGATCAGCCGGGTCATCGACAATCCCGCCAGTGATGACAGCGTTGCCGAAGGCGTCAACTAATAGGTTGCCGGCCCCGTCAATCAGAGCCTGCCGAAGATCGGTCATGGAATCTGTCTCAGTATTTTAGGTTCGGATAAACAATTTTATCGTTGAAGCCGCGTGGAGCACCGCTATTACGGCGTGCTTTCATCATCGATACCGCAATTATTTTCGGATCGACGCCAGGACCGATGGCCCGCTTCTCACCGCCAATCGGCCGTCCGTTCTCGTCACAGAGCACGACACACTGGTCGGCGACGCACCAATATCCAATTTCTATCTTGCCGGGAAATCTGCCCTTTGGCGCCTGAACCTGAAGCGTCAGCTTGTGAACGTCGGTCATATGACCCCCAGATTCGGATACTCGATATCTCGGCGCCACTTATCGTTAAATGATTTGGTCGTGGCGAACCTCAACATGACGACCGCATAACGAGTTGCCGATAATAGGTCGTCATACTCGGGGACAATTTTCCCGTCGAGCCTATGGTACAGCCTGAACTCAGAGAAAAAATCATGGAGATGGTCGAAGACCTTGAAGCGCCCAGACTCCATTCTCGTTAACATTTCCATGACGCCGGCCTCGACCGATACCGAGCCGTCAGCAAAAGCCGCTGGTTCTGGCAACATATTCAATCCCTGCTGGCGGAATTGTTCGGCGAGCGGAATTCCTGCGGCCTCGAGGGTGCCCCGTTGACCGTCCCTTGGCCACGCGACCCGTATGTCACCCCAGCCGCGCAGCGTTGCGGCGTGTTGAATAACGCTTGCCTCTTTCAATCGATGGCATTTGGTGACGTAGACCACATCGGCGTCTCTGTCGTGCACAACCTCCGTGGCCGCGGTTGGATGTTGCCATCCAAAATCCAAGCCAATAATTCTTGCAAAATGCGGAGGAAAGGTCCGATGTGGAATAGCAATTTTTTCCTCGGCGACCGGAAACACACGGCCGCTTCCGAGCACGGGATTGCCCTGCACCCTGGCTTCTCGCTCATGGGGTGGATATGACGCGATGATCTGGTCTTTTTGTTCTTTGGTAAAGTGTTCGGCGTCGTCAATGCTCGCAATAATGACAGCCCGGTCGGGATGCTTAGCGACTTTCATGTCTCACCCGTTAAAAATCTGCGTACCACCTCGCTCCATCCTAAAAGTGGAGTGAATGTCGTATAGACAATGCCGCCAGTTTCGTTTGTTCGCGTGAGTGCTTCGAAGTAAAGATCGGCAGGGCTTTCCTCGTCCATCCAACAGACCTCCAGGCCAACGCCTTGCCACTTCTCACGGCCGGCCGCGTAGGACTTGAATTGCAAATCGGAGTTGCCGCCGCTGACGTGCTTGACTGATACGCTGTCGATAAGATCGGCAATGCCGCGAGCAACGGAGACCTCGCCAAGCAGATGCTTCGGAACTAACCCGGTGCCCCAATCCGACTTACGCATAGGAGGACCAATTAGCTTTTCTTGCACAACGTCGCGGACTGACTCACCCGTCACGCCAGCGGCCCAAGCCCGGATTGGTTTATCGAAGCGGCGGCCGTCCCACCATTCGGGGTACATGCCGGTTAAGTGCATCGCCATCTCAGCGGCGCCGCACAAAGTTTTGCCAACTCTGTTCGCCGCCATGAAAAGCCTTTCGCGTGCCGTCTTGCCGGCGTCGTGAAACTCTTTCTGCTTGGCGTATGGGCGATAGTAGGCGAGACGGTTCTCAGTTAACCGTCTCGTCCGTTCGAACTCCAACGCTGAGAGCACGTTGGGCAATTGTTCGTCTAATAAATTCAATGTAGGCGTCGAGGTCTCGATCATCGATCTGCATCAATGTGGTTTCGGTTATGTCGATTTCCCGCGGCATTAGATAGGCGGCCGTTTTGAGATACTCGGCGGGACGCTCCACGCGTACGATCTTGATAACCTCGGCGCCGTGCTCCGCGAAGTCGGACGCGAATGCTTCAAGAAAGGAGGTCGATAGACGATGACGTGCGCCAGCGCGACGGCCACCCGTCTTAGCCCGACCGGCCTCGAATGGTTTGCCGATGCTCATGCAACATCGTCCCCTTCGAGCTGTGCGTTAACCCGCTGCTTGAGTTTGTCGCCATCGCCCACTTCAGCGAGCTGGCCGACCGCACGCTCGCCCATTTGCCACTTACGATTAAAATCTGGTTTAAGGAATTCCCGGTCTGTTTTGTCGAGCTTCATTTCAAATCTCCTTGCGATAGTCATCCAGCACGACGACATCGCGATTGCGTAATTCTTCCAGTTTCCGCTTGTATTCAAGCTCAGCCTCAAGTCGGCCTTGGTAGTCCTTGAGCCATTCGGCATCGAGAGCGCCGAGGATGCCAACCACCGTGCCATCCTTCCAGACGACAAGCGATGGAGTGGGCGGGCCATCACTGAAACCCAAAACGGGCAAGCTGAACTCAGGCATCAGGATCACCGAGTAGCCTTGCGGCGCACCGGCACTCGCATTCGTACCGATGCACCTGAGCGCGCAAAAAATCGATGGGAAGACCGCGACCGTCCTGGCTCTGCTTCAGCTCTTGCACCTTCTCCTCGATGTAATCTTGGATTTTGGCGCGCACCGCTTGGATTTCTTCCAGCAGGGCTTGCCCGCGCTCTTCTGCCGATGGCGGTTCTGGTTTTTTCTTTGCGAATGCCATGATCAGAGGCCGCCGTTTTGGCGCGGGCCAGTCTTGGGCTTCACCTTGGGCGGACCAGAGCCTACGCCTTTGCCCTTCGTAAGCGGCGCGCCGCCAGGCAGTAGTGGGTCGTAGGGCTGAGAATCATCCAGGAGTCCGGCAAGCTTTTCGTGGGCAACGTCGCGGTCTGTTTTGCGCTGAGAGGGCGAGCAGAAGGCATAATCGTCATAGCAGCGGCCGAAGCCATATTCGCCGCGTTCGACTCCACCGGCATCATCAAATTTGGCGTTTGCGCCGTGGCCGCTGGGGTCGCCGTCCTCGAACGGATTAGTCGATGAAGGCTTAAGGAACTCAGCCTCGTCTTTGCTCAGATACTTTTTCACATACTTGTCCATTTTGTATTTCCTTTTGTTCAAATGCTTTAAGTTTACGACGAAGCTCACCGGCCTCGTTGAGTGCCCTGCGGGTTGCAAGGCTGTCTTGTTCGGCTCGTCTTTCGATGACGAACCGAACTTCAATCGGTAGTGAGTTGAAAAGCGGCCTGTCTGCTTTCGGCCAGGAGCGAGGGGCGTCTATATGGTAGAGCGTCCCCAGCACATGCCGGACCGCCATACTGGCGCAGGGATTACTGACCCCCGCCGCATCGTGCATTTGCTCAATCGCCCGCACGGTTTCGAATATGCGCTGGAAGTTCGCACCTTCTTTATTCTCATGCCTGATATAGGCCGCTACCGTGGCTGGTTGCGCTGGACAGAAGGGGACCCCCTTTGTTGAGCGACACCAATCCGAAAATCTGCGTGCACAAACTAGCGCATTGCTTTCAAGATGGGGCTTTGGCGTTTCAATCTCGGCTGCAATCCTGGCCTCATTATTAGCGTGGGCCCGGGCAATTTGTTCTGCGAGATTGTCGGTCACTAGCGATTCACCTTCAAAAGGGAAAAATGAATCCGTTCTAGTTCACGGAGCTGAGTCCAGAGTTGCGCCGTTCCCCTGGTTGCGCGGCCGTCCTCGGCGATAGCGTATTGCCAGGCTCTCATCGCCTCGATACGTTGAGCCGGTTGCATCTTTAGGAAGCCAACCTTTGCCCGTTCGTGCTCCTCTTCGACGGAGCCGGCCAGCCAGCGATTCGACTCAACTAGGCTAGGGTGATCGTAATCTGCCACGACTATCTCCTTACCGGCGAGCATTGCGCCGGGCTATCAAAAGCGCAGCAGCGTCTTTCACGCTCCCGGTTTTGTTTAGTCTGTCTGAAAGTTGTTTGTGTTGAATCTCGGAATCCGGCGCTCTTGCCAGCGGCGAACCGGGGCGCTGAACCACGGGCACGGGCCTTGCGACCTTCTGTTCGATGCCACGCATCGCCCTGCGATATCTAACAGCATCAAAAACTAAACGCTGTGCTGCGTATGACCGAAGGGAGCCGTTGCTGTACTCCCAACGAACTTGCTCTTCCGTCATGCCCAGGTCCCGGAGATAGCTCAGTGCTTCATGTTTGATTTCGTCAAGCTGTGCATCCGTCACCTGCGACTTGGCGTAAGCATCGAACTCGGCATCGGCATTACGAGCTGCGACATCGAACTGCTGGCGGGCCTGGGCTTGCTGTTGCTGCTGGACCGCCGCCTGATGTTTCTGGTGCTCGTTCACCAGGGTGCGGACCTGGTTGATGTGGGCAGTTATTTCTGCAGCCCGCGCGGGATTTGATTTTTGGAGTACGGAAATTGCCACCCCAATCTGGTCAGGCGGCACGCCGGCCAACTCATCAAAAGAGCCGACCAAAGAATATGCCGCGGCCGCGGCGTTCTGCGCCAACCCAGCGGCGTAAGCTTGCCTCGCCTGCTCTGCGGTCGCCGCATAGTACTGCGCGGTTTCTTGGACGGCCGCCAACACCTTCGGATTGCGCAGAGCAGCGGCCACCTCATCATCGCCGGTCGGCGCCTGATTAACGTCCTGGGCCGTAATCTTTTGGTCCAAAGCGATTGGCGCGTCTGGCTGCGGTTGTGCTTGCTGCTCTTGCTGCGGCTGTGGGTCGCCGGCTCTCAGTTCGTCAACGGCCCTTTGAATCTCCGCATCCAACTGCGCTTGTTCGCTCGTAGCGAAGGCCTGTCGGAATTGATTGATGTCGTGGGCAGCCTGCTGGGCCGAGACCGTGAGATGGCTGTCCATTTTTTCGCCGGCTTTCGAACCGCCCTGATGAAGATATTCAACTGGAATCGGCTCGGCGACTTGCGCCTCTTGGTCTCCGCGCAGGGCTTCGTTGATTGTGGAGCTTTCGATTGGCGCGTCATCGGGTTGTTTGACCGGATTCGCAAGCGGCATTTCCGAGTAACCAAACGAAGCCTCGGTCGCCCTTTTGCCCGTTGGGAAATCTTCGGATGCCGGCTGTTCAGGCGGCGCTCGCTCATCGGTGTTCCAGCGTTGACCCGCGAGGATTTTTGCCGCCTCTGACGGACTCAGTGGTTCGAGTTGTTCACTCAAAATGTTGCTCCTAATTCATTTCGCTTAGGCTGATAATGCTACTTCCGGTCGTGCCGGTGGTGCTGCTGGTAAAAGTCATGACCAAGCCGGGGGAGACCGAGAAATAGTCGCCGTTCGCGGTGTTGGCCGCGATATATGTCCCGCCAACAAATGTGCTGGTGGACATTACCGTGCCCTGCGTGGCGGCGGGCTCAAACACGAGATAGCCGTTGATCTGGGAGATAACCCGGACCTGGAATGTCTCCGCGCCGAACGTCGTGGATACGGACGTCCCGGTGCCCGCCCAGGGAAGTACCTGGCCTCGCAAGATTCGGGACGAGGTTGCCTTTTCAAATTTTGCCATTGTTGCTCCTAACCCCACCAGCGCACATCGCGGCGAGGCTCGTCAGTTTTGTGATCGTGATGAAACAGCCGACGCAGCCACCTAAAAATGGCGCGCATCATGTCGATTTAGTCATAGAAATATTTTGATCTGCATCGCGGACGCCCGCACGGTAGCCGGCCTCGTAATAGATGTGTTCCATCGTGCGATGCTGTACGGCGTCACGAATGATTTGTTCCCAAGCGGGGGTGTCGGTTAAATGCTTCATGGCATTCCTCAACTAAAGAAGTGAAAATTCTTCGGCCCCTTGAAGCTCAGATTTCCTCGCTCTGGTATTGGCGGCAGCTCTACCGATTTGGGCAGTGCATCGCGTGCCGATTGCCAGACGTTCGCCAGCCAATCGTATTCGTACATAGCGTCGAACTGTTCCCCGGTAATCTCTTTAAGGCGCCCGACGTGATTGGCCGTGGTGGCATAACAATCATGCACGGTGGCTAACGGAATAACCTCTTCCTCACAGGCCAGCTCGACCATCTGTAGGAGACAGGCGTCGGCGCTGTGAACGAAGTTGGCGGCGGCGGCAGTAATGGCCTTGCCGATCTTGATGCGGTCTTCATAGCCGTAAGCCAATTCGGTGTAGCGGAATACCGGCTTACCATTACGCATTACCTGTTTGCCGTCCTTAAGGACCGGCCGCTTCATCTGCTTGGTAATGGACGGGTGGTATTCGTTGATGACGGGGAAGCCCAACTTCGTCGTCCAGCGCAGCAAGACCTTATGCTCAGCACATATTGTTGCCAGGTCTTGCAACCATTCAAAAACTTCAACCGCCTTGGGGGCAACCTCCTTGATCGCCGCACGAAAGGCCTTGGCGAGTTCTTCCTCCCGGTCGGTCTCCTTGCCTAAATCAAACAGCGCGTCGTTAATCTGCTTGGCCATTTTCTTTGTTCCGCAGCCATAGAACTTGGTCATGGTCGGCGTCTTGGCCAACTTCCGTTCCAGCGGATGGACGAGATCACCGAATTGGTCGAGAAGATAAACCTCGCGCTGAATCAAAGTGTAGATATCGGGCGATTCATCGGGACCGAGATTGATGAGATTGCCGGAGCCATCATCCACATAATGATCTTGCGGCTCGGGACCGAGATTAGCGTATTTGCCTTCATCGGCGCGCGACATGGCGCAAAGATTCTGTAGGCCAGAACAACAGGCGTCGAGTTGGATGGGGAGCCTGGTTATGAAGTCGCTGCCGTCGCCGGCCGCCTCTATAACTCCGACAAGCTCAGCACAGGCAGCAGCGAACTGAAATGGATCGTCAATGCTATCAATATCGGGCTTGTCGCCCCACAATACGGCCGCGGCGATGTCGCAGATTTTCTCCAGATTGCGCTCAGTCCAGGCGACGCGCCCATCCAGATCGAACCGTGACGGCTTGGCTTCATCGCTGAAAGTGTTGCCATCAGCCAGGCGGGCTACGAACTGCTTTAGCCAGCCAACACCCTCATCATTGATCGGCTCGCCATTGGCAAACAGGAATAAGCTGCGAACACGGTCCTCACGAATGAAGTTCAGCCAGGGGATCGGAATAAGCCTGCCACGCGAATCCAATACCAGTGGAATATAAAAACGGTCTGAGTACGATTTGCTCTCGGCTATTGCGAGGTCGAACTCCCAGTTCTTTACAGCGGTCTTCCACTCACGAACTTTCTGGTTGAGCTTCTCCTTGCCGCAAAAGCTATCAGCTGGCGGCTCTGGTGGACCAACCAGCCTGACCAAATCCAAGATCGGCCGATTGATAACGAACGCCACCGATTGCAGAGCATTGATCGCATCCAGCACCGACCGCATGGTGCCGCGCGCAATGGCACGCTTGATGATGTTCTCGACCGACTTGTGATTGGTGCGAACCAGGGTCGGCTTGTGCCAGTGGTCGGCGGGAAGGCCGCCACTACGAAACCCGGTCCATGATACGGGCGGGGTCTCCAAGGGGCTCAATAACGGATGATGCTTTGCGGCGGAGGTAATGAAGCGATTCATCGCCGCATGCAGTTCGTCAGTGGCGACAATTATCAGGAGACCGTTGTCGTCGAGCCGGAATACATCAGACAGCGTAAGCAGGCCGCCGATGCCCCATATGCCGACCCGATGCGCTGCATCGCGGGTTTTGCAGGTGAAGTTGTAGCCAAGCCATACTGCAGTATCGCGGGGAGTCTTGTTGTCGTCTTCATCCACGCCAAACCGCTTGCCCATGGCCACTGAAATGCCGGCGATCAGCAGGCGATGAGCGATATCCTCATTGCTCAGACCGCGTACGGCACGGAGCACAGCACGGCTTCGGCGCCTATCAGCAAGGCTGACGCCGATCCATTCGGCCAGCTGGGGCAGATACCGATCGATGACAACGGACGCCTGGCCGGTAAAGCCAAAACCAGGTCGGCCGCGATGGGCTTCTGACTTGGCTATGCGTTCGACACTGTGTCCGTAGTCATCCATGGGCGTTCTCTCTATACGTCCACCGCATCTATAAAATATGCCGACATTTCAGGGGTTTCTGCGAAACGCCCTCTTTCTGGTCTAAGCTGATTTAAGCGCGCGACACCATTCACGACCGGCAGCGCGTCCCCGTAATCCCCATCAAAGGCCCTAAGCCAAAATGCGAGTCTTGCGTCACGGCCAGCGCACGCTATGTTGGTCTCGTCACCAGACGTTGGTGACCAGCGGCCAAGGGGTAGAGTCCCGCGGTACAGTCCAGCGCCCATCGGGGCCAGCGACAGAACCCAGCGACACAACCCAGGGCCCAGCTCAAGGCAAGGCAAGGTTTAGGGAGCCGTCCGGGACGCTGGACGGCTCTTCTGCTTTGGGTGCAAAAAATATATAAAATTTTGAGGTCTGGCTCGGAGACGACTGGGGTATCGAAGTCGCAGTCACACTTTCAATAGGCAAGACCCCCGGCACCCGACTTTTTACCTATGCCGCCTTCTTACGCGGCGTCGGCGACGAAAGGGCTTTTAATCCGCTGGACCGTGCTCGGATTGACGTTGAACTTGGCGGCAGTGCCCCGAATCGTCTCGCCGGCCTTTAGAGCGTCACGGATTCGTTTTTCCAACTCCGGGTCTATGCGAGGTCGGCCAAGCTGTTTGCCCTCACTGACAGCTCTCCTGAGTCCGGCGCGGACTCGTTCTTGGATCATGGAGCGCTCGAACTCAGCAAAGACGCCCATCATCTGGAACATGGCCTTGCCGCCCGGTGTCGTCGTGTCCAACCCTTGCGTATGAAGATACAGATCGACGTGCAGGGCGTGCAGCTCGGATAGGAAGCCAACGAGGTCCTGCAGGCTGCGGCCAAGCCGATCCACCGACCACGCCATCACCATGTCGAACTGGCGCTTATTGGCGTCCCGGAGAAGCGCGTCAAAAGCCGGTCGCTTATCCCGACCCTTGGCGCCGCTTATCCCATGGTCCTTGTAGACGTGGACGATCTCACAGCCCATGCGATCGGCCACCTGGCGAAGCTCCCGCTCCTGGTTGGCAGTGGTTTGGTCGGTAGTCGAGACCCGAAGGTAAAGAACAGCTCGCTTCATAGAATGCCCCCTAATGACTCAGAAATCGCGCGTGGTAAGCGTTTGGCCGTCTGGGCTACAGAACCCCCAATCCCAACGCGGCCCTCTACGCCTTTATATGGCTTTGCCTGAGTGCAAAATCAACCCTAATTGCATACACTATTTAGGCAACCAGAAATGCCCGATTTATCGATAGTCGCGATCGCGATTTTCGTCAGGGTTATTCCACACACCTAGCCGATCAACTTCCGCAACTCGGCGTTCGGCGCCCATAGGATTGCTCGGCCGCTGCCGCACTGAAGTCGACCGATCGGCACGGCGTACCGTTTCAGGCAACGATGGATATTCGTCCGGTGCCAGTGCGGGTGCTCCTGGCTGCGCGGATAGCACCAGGCCAACAATTGGCTGATCAGGACCGGCTTGCCGTCGTTTGCAATCAAACATCGTCGAATCTGGCGAAATACACGCCCAGTGCGATTTTCGGCCGCAATAACTGTCATTCTGCTCTAATCCACAGCGTCGGCGCGCCCCACTGCGCCAAGGGCCAGCAGCTTGCCTATGTCTATTACGAGCCGGGGCGACGGTCGGCGGCTAGACTTGCTCATAAAAGATGGAGTATGGCGGACTGCGACCGAAAGGACTCGATGTGACACTCAAGCGCTCGCTGTCTCAAACCGCTCTCGCGCTAACACCGACGCCCCTTTGGAACGCTTACTTGCGAGCGCGAAGCCTTCCCCAAGTCCGCCGAGAGCGCCAGTTCGACAACATGCGAACGGTTGCCGATCCCGCCCCCCTTTTCGCGGGGCGGTTTGGCGCGACGCACGACCAATATCGGACGATCAACCCGCACTACGGACCCGATACTTACCGCTATCGGCATTACAACGTTTGTTATTTCGCGAACCTATGCCGCGACGTTCCGGGTGACTTTCTGATCGCGGGCGTCTCGTTCGGCGCGACCGCCAAAATTCTTTACGAGTTTTT